TAAAGTTATGTAACAGGCCACAACTTTTCTTTAACTAACTTAACGATTTCGTCATCAATGTCCGTTTCTGTGGACTTTGCATAATCTTCCAAAAGCGAAATTACCAAAGATTTAATTGCGTTAGATTTGACGAAGAACTTCAGTATTGGCTTAATAAAACGAATCATGTTTTTGTAATATATTCTTTTCAACTTTAGACAAATTTGCTAGTTTTAGCAAAAAGGTCTTTTAATGGATGAACTAGAAGAAGAAAAACAAAGGCCGAATATTGTTGCAACTTTTGTTCAACTTGTCGTTCTTGGTTGGTCTTTGGCCGTCATTTCTTGGTCGTACTATAACCCGAATCCCGTAAGGCAAATTGATACGACCTTCGCCGCAGGCTTGCTTTCGGGCGTTTTAACGCAATTTGGAATTGACCTGAAAAGTAAGAATAATGACAAAAAAAAGTTGCAGGGTAAAGTAGATATAGTAGACAACAAAAACTCGAAAGTAGGTATCAAATGAAAAAATTATTTTTTGTTTTATTTTTGTTTCCTTTGCCATTACAGGCGGGCTATGTCCACAAAATAACGGCATCGGCTCAAGGTGTTGTTGATGGAAGCTATTCGCAGGCAAAACGAATCGGGTCAACTTATTCAATGAGTTCGACAGGGATTACCGCGGGAACAATGGGGCATCTTGATTCGCCCGCACTAGACAATAGTTCAGTATTGACAGGCGTGGCCGCTACGCATGGAACAGGGTCTTACACACAAACCACGGCAGGCGCCGCAACGAGTTTTTCAGAATCATTTATTCAGGGGGATGCAGTAGTAACAACCGCAAGTGTTTCTTCTGGCGTTGTTTCTTCTTTACCAGTAACAGGCGACACAATCACATATTCAGGCGGTTCTAATACAGGACAATCAATTGGAATAACTTCAGTAGCAGGCGGAACTATAACACTAAGCCCCGGCGCGGCGGGTTCAAGCGTAACAGGTTCAATAACAAGTTCTATCGAAATCGAATAATGCGGCGCTTATTTATAAGCCTTTTTTTATTATCAAGTTCGCCCTGTTTTGCTATTCCCGTAATTCCAAATTTTTCTGCGGGAAGTTCTATATCTCGGACGACCAGTTCGCAAAGCACACGAGAAATTATTCAATCTTATTCTTACTCTACTGGCTACCAATACACAACTGGCGGTTCTAACATCGAAGCGGTCACGGCAGGCGGAACAATCAGCCCTGAAGCGATTGCAGGGGCAACACAAACAATTAACGGCGTAACATCAACAACAACAGGAATAAATTTGACTACTAAACCCCAATGGAAACAATCAACGGCAGGGGCGGCCACGCAATTTCACGAATCGTATATTGGGCCGGGGCTAAATTCATATGTCCATATAGACCGCACCATTGAAGTCCAATCTGTAACTGAATCGACAAGCACGTTTACGCAATGATAAAAAAAATTAAGATAGCAGGCGCAATATTATTTTTTTCTGTCCAGTTTCCAAGTTATGCCAACACCAATATGACAAATAATCCCGTATCAAATTCCAGTGGTTCGGTTACAAATTTAGGCGTAATGAATATGCCGACAAGACAATTTCAAAATCAAGTCGGCGGTCAAACTGTAGTATGTCAATCTGATACTTTAGTAATTCAACCATTCGTCACTTCATCGGCTTCATTTACAAAACCTTATCAAGACTTTTATCTTGACCCCATATATTCAGTAAAAGATACAGAAGGCGCGACAGATGCAAACGGCGTGACCATAGGCGATGGCGACCCCGACAACCCGGGTCAAATTATTGGATATAAAACAATAAGAACAGCGCAAAAAGACACATATAATATTTCGCCGGGAATAAGTTTATCTTGGAATATTTCATTAGATCGTAAGGCCGTCAGGTTATGCCGCGAAGCTCAACAAAGACAATCTGATCTAATTCAGGCAAGAATAAATGACAATATGTACGCGCTAGAATTAGGACGACTTAAAACGTGCGGCGATCTTTTATCCAAGGGCTATAACTGGAAAAAAGGAACTAAGTACTATAAATTATGTGAAGATGTCGAATTGACAAATCCAAGCAATACTTTAATTAATCATCAACATTCTTTGAAAGAAGTTTCTGTTTCTTCAAACGAGAAGAAGAATTAAATTTTGTTCCTGATTTTTTTCCGATTAGTTTTTTCGCGCGATTTATTATTTGTTTAAATATTGGCTTGAGTAGTCTAGTTAAAAAAGGCGTAGCAGTTGCGGCGGATGTTGCGACAATAGTTACTACTAGGGTCGTGGCGACAACAGATGACGAGGGTAGGTATTTATCGACAAAATCAGTTTTAGCCCAAATCTCGACACATTTTCCATCTATTACTTCAAAGCCTACAACCTTTTCTTGCGCTTCTGCATTTCTTACATCGTTTAGCCTGAATTGTTGGTCTTTCGCAGGGCAATCAATTTCTTTTTCTTGAATTACATTATTATCATTATTTTCTTTTGTTTTTGGAATTTCTGGCGTTTTTATATCTGGTATTTCTGGCGCTTCTGTTTTGGTGTTTTGTTTTGGTGTAATTATTTTTGCTGATGGCGAATAATCAGGCGCAAAATAAAATGGTGCGGTGTGATCGCATAAAGCAACATTGCCATCGGGGTCATTATTAAAATGATCTTTCCCACCCGTTAGAGAATCGCGCACAACAGCGCAAGGCGCATCAATTACAGGAACGCTCATATCAATAGAAATAGGCGTATCGAGGACGATAGGCGGTTCAATATGGATAGGTTCTGGAATATGTATGTTGGGAATATTTATTTCTGGTATTTCCAAAATTTAAAATGGAATTACATTGCCTGTTGATTTTGGTAAACTTGGCGCTTTTGGTAAGGTTATTTCATCTAAAACTTGTTGTATCATTCTTTCTTTAAAATCATCCCCTGTAACCATCATGTAAATATAACCGCCTGCGCCTAACATTGACGCGCTGATTATAAAACTTAAAATAGATAATATCTGTGAAATACGAGCCATGATTCGAGAAGCATTTTTAAAGGCGTTAGTGCCTGTTACTATTATAACTTTCTGCGGAATATGTGCATTAGCACCCCTTTACGTGGGGCTGTCAATAATTTCTACCAAGGTACACCGGCAACAGTAGTTGGTGTTAGAACTTCATTCACTTTTGCTTCTAGTCGTGTTTCGATAGTCGCAACTTCATCGCCAAGTGCAGTTTTGACCCAATCTAAAACAGTGGCGGCATCTAGTTTTGAAAAATCTACAAAATCAGAAGGCAACGGATCAGGTTTAGAATCTCCTGTAGGAAAAACTATTTCTCCTGTTTCTCTTGCTTTTTCTTCAGAACCAGAAATACCTTTTACTCTATAAATTACTTTGGTAACATAACCATCTGAAACCTCACGTTCCATTGTATTTATTTCCCAAGTTTTAGTAATTGCCATGACTTTTAAAAACCTTAATTAGATTCTACTTTATTATCAGCATTAATCAATTTTTCTAACTTTTCAACACCGCCTTGATCTTTAATAATTTGTCCTACAATAATATTTCTGTCATTTTGTAGTTTTTTTATTTTTTCGGTAGCTTCAGATTTTATTTTTTCAATATCTTTATCTAATATTTGTACTTTCTTTGTATTAAATTCAATAGATTCTTTTGTTTCTTGGATAAGTTCTTCTGCTGTCATAATAAAAATGTTTGTTACTACAGTTTAGTTTAGATAAAAAAATAAAGCAATATTTAGGAAAGGGTCATTGTCATTTCACCACCTGCGGATTCAAGGGTCATAGTTACAATTAAACTTTGCGAACTTGAGGTATTATTTACTGTAATAACATAGTTGCCAGCATTTTTTGCAAGTGATATTGAAGAATTAGCTGCTGTGAAATTCTGCAAAACATCTGCTTGATAATACGTTGTACCTGTCATAAAACCACCAAATATAATATGAAGTCCTACAGCGGCTTGACCAGCATTTGCATAACCCCCCATTCTGAAAACCCCATAACCAGTTGCTAAACTTGCTAAAGTGATAGTTAAAGAACTGCTAGTACCAATATTAAAATATTTAGCTCTTTTAGTAGCTGTAGCATTGCCATCTTCCGATATTAGATGACTTACACCCTTGATTTGCGTGCCATCGGATAAAGTTTCAAAACGCTTAGTGTTATCGAAATATAACTCTACAGCCCCATTAGTTAATGCAGAAACACTGCTTTCTCCAAATGTCGGCTCTAAAAAAATACTGTTTTGAGTTTTTAAAATGAAATCACCAGTTGCATTTTCTATAAATGACTTTGTGCCGTTATGAAACAGTGTAGTATCATTCCCTGTTCCACAAACTACCTTGCCATTATCTGCTAAGAAAAGACTGTTACCACTTTCTATAGTTATTGCGCCAGTAGTAACAAAATTTCCAGTCACGGCTGCTCCATAACTTTTCGTGGCAAATTTCTGAGCGTTATCGTAATATAATTTTACTTCGTCATTTGAAAGACACTCAATATAAACTTCGTCATAAGCTGTGGTGTTACCAGAATCAGCACGACCTAATCTAATATTTCCAACACCCAAAAGTCTTAAATCACCAGTTCTATTATTTACCGCAGATCTGTTTCCGTCATGATAAAGCTGTAAATCATTTGCTGCCCCTAGAAAAATACCTTGGTTAGTGCCATCAGTTTCATTTTTAATATTTCCGAAAAATTCTATTCCACTTGTATATGTTTCTAGCTTCTTACTGTTATCAAAATAAAGCTGTACGCCTGAGTTTTCAACAGCAGAAATCATTGCCTCGCTAGTTGTACTCATTGATTGAATAGAACTAGATCGGAATCTTAAATCACCTGTTCCTACGTCTCTTATATGACTGTGTGTTCCGTCATGATACACCTGAAGGTCTCCGCCAGTTCCGAAAATTGCAAAGACACTATCAGCAAATTTTAAACTATCAGCGGATTTGTCAAAAACTAGATTTGCATTAGCACCTGTAAAAGTAACATCTTCATTAAAATTACTTGCAGCATCTACATCAATACCACCTGCAAGCGTAAATAAATTTATAAATCCATCATTTGCAGCGTTTCTCATCTTCATTATGCCAGCACTTGTATCTGCAAAAAATGTGTAGGCTTTTGCATAGCTTGGCGCACTACTTCCGCTGTTCATTGTTAATATTGCATCTAATATATTATTTATGTCTCCTCGGACGTTGGCTCCTGTAGAATTGGCGACCTCATAATTTGCATCACTAGGGCTGGTATTAGGTACTTGAGACATTTTTTAGTGCATTTTTTTTTTAAGTATATCTTAATTCAACTCTAACTACCACGCCCAAAACCTACAGCCGTATATCTGAAATTTCTATTTACATGACTTGAGCCGTTTTTAATGTCTATTGAAAAACCTGTACCAGAAATATTTGACAACAAGAAAGTATCTCCCGCCTGTGCATTTTCTATAGAAATCCCTATTGATGGCAAAGCTGAACCCGCCGCAATATTTGTTCCGCTACTGCCTGTAAAAAACGAATTTTCAAAAACGACCGCCTTCTGTGAAGTGCCTGAAGCAATTACAGTTGTCCTGTTTTCTGTTCTTCTTTCTAGTTCTGCACTAAAACCTAATTGATCGATTTCTATAGATTGCGCAGGGTCATCTGATGTCATTTCACATTTAAATCTAAAACCTCGACCAATAAATGCACCATTAGCAAACGTATTATATGAACCAAAATCTGCTCCAAATGTACAATTTCCACTTGTATTAAGTGAACTTGCAGAAGTCAAAACAAAACTATTTACATTGGGAACAGATTGAATTTGATATTCGCCATCAACTCCTGTTCCGTTAGTAAAATCGACAACAACAAAACTTCCCGCTTCATATCCGTGAGAATTTTTTGTAATCGTTATTATTGTGCCTGCACCGCCAGAACCATTATTGATTGTGTAGGTTCCAGAAGTCGAAACATTAGGGTCACTGTCTGTAACGCTAACAAGTAATTTTGCATTAACATCAAAGGCAGTTGCAGCGTCAAAATCAGTCCAAGTATCTATGTTTGCTGTTCTACTATCAAACAAATCATTGGGATAAAAACCTTGAGTTACAAAATGACGTTTTAACAATAGAGGTTGTTTTCCTCCTAAATCTAATTTATTTGCAAATTCATAGGAACCAGAAGATGATACATCGCCAGAAAAATCGAAGTCAGAAACTTGATCAATTTCTGCAATAGTATCAAACAAAACTGATGAATCTAAAACAAGACCATTTACATCGTCACTAAAAAAAGCATTTACTTTAGTGCCTGCAAAGGGCGGCGAATCTGTATCTTCCCGATCTGTAAAAACTGCAAGTTTGGGTAATGGGTCAGGTATAGTAACAATAACAGATGTTTCTCCTTGACTAAGACGTCCGCCATCATCGCGGAATTTAAGAATATATTCTCCGGGAATTGCGGGTACAAGTGTTTCTGCAACATTTCCGGGCAAAGCGGGTAAAAGGTCAACCGAATTTGTAAAAGTGCCAGAACCGTCCGTAAGATTAGAGTGCCTGACTATCACATTTCCACCGTGGGTTACGTCAATATCGGTTGCTTTGTCAAAACGTAGTCTTACAAACTGGTCTGAAACAGGTTCAACAACTAAATTTGTGACGTCTTGCGGTCTAGCTGTTTTTCCTACAGCATCAAATGTTAGATCGTTTGAAGTTGCAGAAAGTTGAGCATTTATGTTGTAACTGAAAACTTGAAATTCATAAGTTCCAAGTTGACTATTTAATATTTCAAAATCAGGACTTGAAACCTTAGTTGAAACAAAATTTCCATTATTAAAACGATAATTTATTTGATATTCAACAACACCTGTGATTGGTTTCCAACTAATAATAATTTTTGAAACAGCTTGATTATTGATCGGAACAATTTTTTCTACCGCTGAAAGGTTAGAAGGCGGTGGCTGTAATTGATTAAGAATTGAGACATTTCTTGCTGGTAAAGTCGCACCATCCTCAATGAAGGCATATTTGGAATCGACATATGATAAAGCTGTAATTGTATAATTTATTGAATCTGTTTCTTCAACTGTAATTACTCTAAATTTTTGCGATTGAACAGTAGAATTTTGTATTAAATATATTGTATTTGCGTTTGGTGTTTGTGAAAATGCGGCAGAAACAGTAACAACGCCGTTTGTAATATCTGATATATCTTTTGTTTCAACTGTGCCATCAGGCAATATTAAAGATAAGGTCGGGCTGTTTGTTGTTGGTAAATCTGTATTTTCTGTATCGTCAACTGTAACAACTGTTGTTGAAGTAACGCTTTTTAATCTTCCTGAACGCCTTACACCAGCGCGAACAGGGTCATTTATTTCAATGACGGCGCCCGGCCTGACCATCAGGCCGCCTTCCATTGATGTCGTAAATGTGACCAATTCAGATTCATTTGCTTCTGAAAACGCAATTGCCTTTGCCAATCTTTGCGCTTGACCCCGTGATGTACACGCAAAACCTTTTACCTGTTTAACAACTTTTCCAATTTTGGCTGATAATGTAGTATTTTCAAAAACTTCGTAGTCTATATCTTGCGAATCCATATTGTAATAACTTACAGAAATTACAGAATGTCTTTGTTTTAAACTTGAACCAGAATAATTGAATCCATCACTTGAAATATTGGCAAGTGAGAAAAGGAACGAAGAATCTTTTGGGGAATCTTGAGCAAGTAAAATACTGCCGGTTGACCAAATCGGCATACAACGCATAACACCCGCAAGTTCATTTATCAAATCAAATGCGGAACTTGAAGATTGAATATTTACGTTGCAAGAAAATCTGGCTTCCTGTCCACCAAAGCCATCATCAACAAGAGTATTTGCAAATTTTGATGCGGTTACAAAAGAAAATAAATCAAGATTTGCGTCTGCAATATGCGTTCCAAATCCATATCTTTCGGTAGTCAAAAGATCAAGTAAAATCATCGCAGGGCATGAACACCAAACCGCCGCGCCCATAACGTTATTAAAAATATATCCATCAGGGTAGACAATCCGGCCTGTTGCAGAATCAACAGTTGGCGTACCAGAACTCGAAGCGCCGGCCCCCGGAATCCTTACTTTTATTCCGCGAATACGGAATTTCCGGCGAGGAATCGAACTGAACTGTTGAGAGTCAAGTCTTATTGCGTTATATGCTGAGTTTGCATAAGTGCTTGCATCGTCAATAATTTCTGCAAAACTTGTAAATTGAAAAGAATCTATTAAAGAAGAATCTGTTGAATCCGCTGTAACTCTGATAACTCTTATATCAACAGGAAACGAACCTGTGATTTGTACTGAATAATCTTTTTGATATGCGTCAGCGGTTCGGCCTGTGATTGTGTCTTCTATAACATCAGTAAAACCGCCTGAATTATATTGAACAGCAATTTTTAATTCAACAGTTGAACCTAAAAGATCGCCTTCATTTGTTGCCTTTTGTATTTGTGGAAATGTTATTGAAACTTTAATTCGATCAACATTTGTATTCGTGATTTGTCTTGTGACGGGTGTATCTGCCGTAACTGTCACGCCGACAGGTGTTATTGAAGATGAACTTTCTATTCCGTCAATTTTTGTCTGATTTGAAGTGCCAAAACGCGGTGTGAAAGTTACATTTTGAAAATTAAAATCATTTGTTGCGGGATTAGAAGAATTTGCAGATGCTTTTAAAACAGGGGTATCGTTTAAGAAGACATCTTTCAAATATGCGTTTATATATGCCGCCGAAGTGCGGTCTGTTATACCTTCTTTTGAAGCGGTTGCAGAACCTTCAATCTCTCCTTCTGATATAAGATCAAGAAAAGTCGCAAACTGTTTACTGTGAAGCGTATCAGGGGTTCTTGTTGGTTGTCTTGGGGGCGGCGGCGAACCTCCACCACCTGAACCACGAATGATTTTTCTTTTATCGGTCATGCCTGAACTTGCTCCGTATCAATACCGCCAGAAATCACGACTGAGCCAGTAAAGATTTCTCCATATACAATCGGGACGGGCGTTCCGGCACGGCTTGTCTGTTGCGTTCCTGAAAAGCTAAATGACAAACGCGGGTCTTGTTCACTAGAAAATTCAGGCATTTTTGGAACTGGAAACAGCATCCCACTAACACCGCTAAGAACCAAACTTGCACCAATAAGACCGAGAGCCGCCGAACCATACGCACCTGCCGCATATATACCTGTTGCACCCATCAAACCACCTCCGCCCGCTAATCCCGCGCCTGAACCGCCTGCAAAAAGTCCCGCACCCATTGGCGTAAATGACAAACCGATTAAGGCCACTCCAAGAAGCACCTTTCCGAAATTACCCCCCGAACCTGAAATAACAGGTACAAAAGAAATATCTG